ATTTAAAAAGAACTTTAGTGTTTAAGTATAAGAGTGATAGTGCTGATGATAAGGTAAAGATTAGAGGAGAAAGGTTCTTTAAGGATATAGAAGATGAGTACCCATACAGAGAGATACTTCCTGATACTTTTGAGAGGGGTGATAGTACATTTGAAAATCCATTCTTTGCAGGAACTTATAATGCTAAAGACCAGAGTACTGTTGGTAGTGCCTCAAAATTAGATACAGCTTACTCTGCTTGTTTATGGGAAGATAATGTTTCTGCTAATGATTTAGGTAGACCTGACAAGGGATTTGAGTTCTTACCAAGATTATTGCACTGGAATAAATACTCTCCAGCGTCAATAAACAACAATAAAAGAGCAGCAGTGCAAACTTGGAGTTCTGTAACTGACTATGTAATAGCTAGAAGTGGATTACCAATTACTGGTAATATTTTAGATAAAATATATCCACAAGCAACAATGATTAATAGAGATAGCCTTACAAGTCCACTCCTATCGTATGGTAATGCTTACGTAAGGGACTATAATGATGCTACAGGTGTGTATGGTACATATCAAGTAGGTAGTGGCTTATACGACACCTATTACAGAAATATGGTAGAGATGTTAAAGAGAAGTCCAAGATTAAGAACAATATCTATTGACTTAAAAGTTTCTGATGTTATAAACTTAGATTTTACTAAGTTGGTTTACATAGATGGTGTTTATTGGAGGATTAATAAAGTAGTGGACTATATGCCTAATCAGAACAGTTCAACTAAAGTAGAGTTAATAGAGTGGTTTCAGATAGGGATATTCGCTGCATCTGCACCATCTTATGGGAGCAGTGGAGGTTCAAGTAATTGGGGAGTAGGTGGTAGTTATACAGCCAGTACATCATCTGAAGCAGAACCACCATCACAATTTTAATAAAATAAATATGTCAAATAATCAACAAATAACAAGCGGAGGGATAGCACAACAGAGTGGATTAGATGTATTCTCTAGTATAATAACTTATGATGGGGAGTTTATAAATTGGGGAAATTCTTTTGCTTATGGAACTCAACTTGATTCAGATACAGATTATTCTACTGTAGCAACAGACCCTCAAACTGATGCTCTAGTTAATAGTCCTGCAAATGTATCAAATCAATGGTATAGGTATCACTCTAGTGGTAGTCCTTATGTTGTAGCATCAGCACCAACAAGCAGAGGTGGTGTTTTTATATTTAATGGGAGGAAGGTAGGTAGTACTATAAGTTATAGTGGTATGTATCAGAAATTATCAGGATTAACTGTTGGTAAGGAATATGAGATAACTATTAAGACTGCTATAAGCAATGACCACGGAATGATTTATGTAAAGACATATTCTCCATCTGGAGATAGTTTTATAGAGAACTCATCATCTTCAATATCTTTCTCTGTATCTAGTGGTAGTATTGGTATTCAGAAATCAACATTTACAGCAGTTACAGGTAATGACATTATTCTTCTTTACTTCAATGCAACTGTTGAAACTGAAAACAATGTTGAGGTTTATATAACAGACATCTCTATTAAAGAACAACAAGAATACATAGTCCCAATATATGCAGAAGATATTTATGGTAACGCACATAAAGTGCTTAGGTTAAATGCAGGTAATACTATATCAGAATAACTATGGCTAAAATGACTTGGACAAATACAAATGATGCCTTCAGTTCTGTAGGAGGTATTATGTTGAGAGGTTTAAAGGAAGAACTTAAATTCCAAAAACACATAGCGACAGGAAAGCTAAGTAGAGGTCTGAAGAAAAGTAAGATGTTTAATGTAAAGAATGGTAAAGGAGTTAATATCACTTCTACTGTTGATTACTGGAGGACAGTTAGTAATCCTAAAAACTTTAAAGGAGTTTCTCTTAATCAGATATTAAAGTGGGTTAGAGTGAAAGGATTCGCTAAGGGCAATGAAACTGAGGCGGCTAACAGGATATGGAAAAGGATGATGATAAATCCATTAGGAAATGCTTATGGTAAACCTTATATATTATGGACTGATGGTAATAGTTTGAGGAGAATGAATTTTGAAAAATGGGCTGTAAAGCAAAACAAAGATAAGGTAGTTAAGCAGATAGAGAAAGGAGTGATTAAAGATGTTGTTAAGATGATTAAGACAACGATTAAAGAGAATGTTGGTACTAATAATGTTAGATTTATAAAATAATATGGCGACGAATACAGAGAAGATAGTAGTTCAGATACAAGTAAAAGGACAGAGAAGTTTAGATAAGTTAGATGATAAAACTAAGGATGCGGCTAAAAGTGTAGGAGGATTGCAGAAAAATCTACTTAAAATGGCTGCTGGTGTAGCTGCTGCTGCTACTGCATTTAGAGTGGTTGCTAGAGTAGTGGGAGATGCTATAAAAACATTTAAGAATTTTGAGTTCCAAATGGCTAAAGTTAAAGCAACTACTGGTGCTACTGATAAGGATTTCAAGAAACTAACTGCCTCTGCACAGCAATTAGGAAGAACAACATTCTTTACGGCAACTCAAGTGGGTGAGTTACAAATGAACTTTGCTAAATTAGGTTTTAGTACTTCTGAGATATTAGATGCACAGGAGGCAACATTAAGATTAGCAACAGCAACAGGTAGTGATTTAGCTAGGGCGGCAATAGTAGCGGGTGCAGCAGTTAGAGGGTTTGGATTAGATGCTAGTGAAACAGAAAGAGTTGTAGATGTTATGGCTGTAGCCTTTACAAGTTCTGCATTAGATATTGAGAAATGGCAAACATCTATGACTAAGGTTGCTCCTATTGCAGCAGGTGCTAATGTATCTATTGAGAGTACAGCAGCAATTATGGGTAAATTAACTGATGCAGGTATTGAAGCATCTATTGCAGGTACATCTATGAGGAATATATTCTTGAAAATGCAAGATTCTTCCTCTGATTTATCTAAACATTTAGGATTTACAGTTAAGAGTTCTGATGACTTAGAGAAAGCATTAAAACAATTAAACTCTGAAGGATTATCAAATGAGGAGATGATGGGTCTTGTTGATTTAAGGCAGGTAGCAGCATTTGCTACAATGGTTAATGGTACTGATGTCATTATAGATATGACTGATGCTTTAGAGGATGCTAATGGCTCTGCTCAAGAAATGGCAGATATTATGGCTGATACTTTAGAGGGTGATTTAATTACAGCTAAATCCGCTTGGGAGGGGTTTCAGTTATCAATTATGAATGGGACTAGTAATATATCTAAATGGCTTAGAGAGGCTACTCAAATTTGGACTTTTACGCTAAATAAATGGTCAGATAGTTTAAGGGATGTAGATGCGGTTTCAGCAGATATATTTACAAATACTGTAAAAGCATCAAAAGAGGTAACAGAAAGAATGAACAAAGATTTTGGAGAAAATACTACTACTTTATCTAAAGAATTAGACAGTCAGAATCATAGTTTAGAGAAAAGTTTAAATAATAAAGATTTATTAGTAAGACAATCAGAATTAAAAATTAAAAATTTAACTAAAGATGGACTAGCTCAAGGTAGGCAGGGCGCTATTCAAAGTAATGCAGCTTCTATTGCTGATGAAAAGAAAGTTCTTGAAGAAAGAATAAAAATATTTAATGCAACAAAACTAGCTATAATAGATTTAACAGAGGAAATTAAAGTTCAAAAGAAAAAGGAATCTGATGCAATAACAAATGCAAGTATAGAGGAGTCTATTCAAGCTGAAAGAAATAAAAGAGATAAAGCAAAAGGAATAAAAAAAGATAACGCAGCTAAGGCTAAGAAGGCAAAAGAAGATTTAGCGTTAGGAAAAAAAGAATTTAATGATGAAAAAGAAAGAATAGACAGAGAGGCTAGAGAGTTAAATAATACAATGAAACAAGGTCTTATTGATAATGGTTTGACTCAGGAAACTTTTGATACAATGGCTTTTGATGCGGAACAACAAAGACTAAAAGACCAACTTGATTTATACATAAAATATGGAGAAGATACTTCTGTGATAAACAATAAAATACTTAGTAATGAGTTAAAGATGATTGCAGATAAAGCTGCTGCTGAGGCTACTGCTGCACAGAAGAAGATAGATGATGCAGAGGAATTAAGGAGTTCAGAGGAAGATAAAAGAGAAAGCACTATTAAGGGAATGGATGATATGGCTAATCAAATGATAAAAGTCGGTGAGCAAGAAGAAAATCTTAATGAATTAAAAAGAATAGGAATACAGCTATCACAAGCAGTAGCTATAGTGAAAGGTATAGAGTTATTTCAAGATAAATTAGCAGAACTTCAAGCATATAAAACGGCAGCAGCGAAAGGAGCAGAGGCAATAGCCACTACATCAGCAGCAGGAGCAGATGCAGTTGGAGCGGTTTCAAAGGCTGCAAATAATGTCTTTCCATACAATCTTATTGCAATAGCAGCAACAATAGGTGCTTTAATATCAGTCGTAGCTAATGTCAAGGCATTGTCAGCAACATTTGGAGATGGTGGTGTAGTAGAAACATTTGCTAATGGAGGAATGGTACACGGCAAATCACACGCACAAGGTGGGGAGAAGTTTGCAGTAGGCGGTAGAGTAGTTGAATTAGAGGGCGGTGAGGCTGTTATAAACAAAAGAAGTACAGCAATGTTCTCTAGTCAATTATCTGCAATGAACTCAGCGGGAGGAGGTGTTAAGTTTGCTGATGGAGGGCTTCTTAATCAACCATCTTTCTCGCAACAACAATTCAATGCTCTAGGGCAGAATCAAATGATGGGCGCAATGGGTAACTCAGGTAAAGTAACAGTAGTAGAGGCAGATATTACAAGCAGTCAAAATACTGTAAGTGTAATACAATCTCAGGCAACAATTTAATAACTAAAAGAATACACAAATGTTTGTTGATAAAAAAACTAAATTAGATAGGCTAGAAATGTGCAAAGGTTGTAAATTCTACCGAAACTTCTTACTGTTAAAACACCCTAAGATAGACAGGGGTGCAAGATGTGCTTCTTGTAAGTGTTTCTTAGATGCTAAGACATCTTTAACGAAAGAGTTTTTTGGTAAATGTCCTATTAATAAATGGTAAAAATATGAAATTCAAAGAGTTAGCAGAAGATTACAACAAGAACAAAAGAAAGATGATGACTGATGCAGTGTTCAATGACTTGAATCATCAGAGAAACTTCCCTACACATCACACAGAGTCTTTAAAGATTATGTTTGCAGAGTGGCACATCTTATTTCCTAAAAACAAGCAAGATATGAAGTGTACTTCTTGTAGAGCAGCAGTGTGTAAGTTTTGGAGTATGATGGTAGATGAGTGGATAGAAGCAGAACAAGCGAAAATCAAATCTAAATTTAAAAAGAAAAATGTCCCTAAAAAAAATAAGACAAAATAAAGTAGATGTAGTCTTTGACTTCATTGAAATTTGTGGTACTGAGTTAGAAAAGAGGTTTGGAGAAAGTCCTACCTGTAAAGATATGATGAGGCACTTAGCAGAGAGAGGATTAATAGAACCTAAGAGAATTAGAAACTATATGATTATCGCTGACTTTGATAAGATGTTAGCAGGTAATGAGGGTAGTAGAACTAACACTTGGATGGACTTGTCTATTAAATACGAGATAAGTGAGAGTATGGCTCAGAACATAGTTTACAAAGAAAGAAGTAAAGCGAAACCATCAAGCAATATCACATACTAAAAGTTTTGTAGTCAAATTGGGTAAGTTTAAAAACACTTGCTTGTATTTTTGTGGCTATGAACGAGAAATGGTATAATATTCAAAATAAAGCAGGTAGTGCTACAGATGTCTATATCTTTGATGAGATAGGGATGTGGGGTATTACTGCTCAAAACTTCATATCAGATATTAAGGATTTGAAAGATACTCCTATCAACTTACGCATTAACTCTTTAGGAGGAGATGTATTTGATGGTTTAGCTATATATAATATAATCAAAAAGAGAACTGCTAAGACTACTGTATATATAGAGGGTATTGCAGCTAGTATTGCTACTATCATTGCATTAGGTGCAGATGAGGTGGTAATGTCGGAAAACTCTTTGTTTATGATACACAATGCTAGTGGTGGTGCTATGGGAGAGTCTAAAGACTTACAAAAGACTGCTGAAGTTTTAGATAAGATTACAAGGCAACTAGCAGAGGTGTATGAGGCTAAGACAGGAATGTCGCAAGAGGCTATACAGGATATGATGGATGAGGAAACTTGGTTAAATGCTCAAGAGGCTTTTGACTTAGGTTTTGTAGACACTATCTCTGATGCTATTAAGGTAGCTGCAAAGTATGATGTTTCTAAGTTTAAGAACATTACACAAGAAGAAATTAAGAATAAATTAAGTATTAATATAAATAACAAAAAAATGACTAACGAGTTAAAAGAATGGTTCAATAGTAAGGTTGAGGAAATTGTTGCTACTGCTAAGGGCGGTGCAAGTGTTTCTAAAGACGTTGCTGAACAAGTAGCGATTACTGTTAATTTAGGAGATAATGACGAAATCACAAATAAGATTTCAGAGTTTGAGGCTAAGGCAATAGAATTGACAAACAAGATTTCTTTACTAGAAGAAGATTTGATTTCTGCAAAAGGAAACAATGAAACTTTAACAGTAGAGGTTGAAGGTTTAAACGCAACAATCAATAAAGCAGGAGCAACAGCAACAGTAATTACTACTGATGGCGACCCTGCAATCATTGAGAACAAAAAAGTAGACCCTAATTCAGCATTTTACAATGCAATGGCGGGGAGAATAAGAGCAAAATTTAATAACTAAAAAAATAGAATAAAATGGCAAATGTAGCAGATAACGCAATCACAGCAACTTATGGTGGTGCAAATTTAAACGAAATATTTTACGAACCAGTTTTCAGAAGTGATGACTTAATGCGTAATTACAGGGTAATACCTAATGTAAAAAGAACACAGAATGTGTTTACAGCAGCACCTTTAACTAAGATTGTAGAATCTTACGCAGGTTGTTCTTCAACAAGTGGTTCTACTCAGTTTGATTTAGGGAGTAAAACAATTACTGCTGGAAGATGTAGAGTTGCTTTAGAGCAATGTACTGATGAGTTTTACGGAACTTTCATTGAGGAGTCTTACAGAAATGGAGTAGATGTTCAAAACATTGAAGGAACTCAGTTAGCTGATTCAATCGTACGTAGAGCAGTAGATGGTATTGCTTCAGATGTACTTAGATTAGCTTGGGGTGGAGATATTGCAGGAGCAGTAGCAGGATATACAGCATTTGATGGTTGGATGGAATTAATGAAAGCTGAAACTGTACTTCTTCAAGTAGGTGTAGATGGAACAGCACCAACAGCAGGAGAGGCTATCGCTTTAATTAGAAAAGTATATGACTCTGCACCAGCAGCATTACAACAAGTAGCAGCAGGAGAGAAGAAAATGTTTGTAACTCCTAAGTTATTCAATGCTTACTTAGCAAATACAGAAGGTAATAGTGCTGATTTAGCGATTGTAAACCAAATTGATGGTATGACTAAAGTAGGATTTAGAGGAGTTGAATTAGTACCAATGTACGAATGGGATACTATCTTAACTGATACTGACCCTGATTTATTTACAAGTGGAGCTGTTGAGTATAATCAAGGAGTATGTTACGTAGCAGTTCAAAACCTTATCATTG